GAATTCGAGGGTGAACGCAGAGGATGTCGTACTGGTGAGTGGGTAATATTTGAGGGTAGAAACTTTCATCACAACTGTTGGAATCATTCGAATGGTTGGCGCATTGCAGGTGTCGTAGATATAAAAGCATCGGAGTTTAATCTAGAAGGATACGAAGAAAAGTTAAATGCTGTTTGGAAAAAAGAGGCACTTCTCTATGTTCGTTGATCCTAAAAATTATAAACACTACGATATGTTAGTGAAGATGGCAGATGCACTTAAACTTGATTACGATGAGTTTATCGTTGACCATCCTGATCCGAGAAAACATGTCTGCGTATTTAAGTTTGAGTATCCAGAATTAGAATCTCAGAAACTAGACTATGAAGATGACTGGTGGGCAGTTCCTATTTTCGTTGATGGACAAATTGACAACACAATGTATCCGAATCATTGGTTAAGAACAAAGGCGATTACTCAAACATTACCTGGACTCTATCAACAAATCATTAACTTCATTCGTCCCAATGGTGGTAAGCTACCATGGCACAATGACTTCGGTTCGTGGGAAAGAATTGGTCAACACTTCCCAAACCCAAAGGGATATACTGCTGCCATTGGCATTGATATGCTTGAGCCCATCGATACTGAGAAGCAAGGTATACAATTTGGTGATGACATTCGTTCCTATGTCAACAAAGAAATTACTGCCTTCGATGGTAGAAATTATGCACACTACGTATGGAACTTATGCGACGCATGGCGAGTGAGCAGTGTTATAGACCTGTCCGAGAAGGAGTGGAATAATGTGGTTGGGTGATCCCCTACAATATAAGCACTACGATCAACTACAAAAGTTGATGCAGTGTATGCTAGAAGATTATGCTGAGTGGAAACTAAAGTATGACATCGACAGTAAGTGTGTCGATGCTGCTACACGTTATGAGATGCCACCAGAAAATGCCAATGGCTTTATGGCACTGCCAATAATTGACGCAAGAAAAGTTCAACAGCCATGGGCTGATGGATGGGAAAGAACAGTTGCGCAAGCATACGAATGCCCAGGAATGATTGATATGTGTATAAATTTTATTCGTCCTGGAAAAATGTTACCAGTGCATCATGATGGTCATGTTTGGTCATGGATACGTGGGAGCATGGGAAAACACGTAGAAGGGTTTACTACTTCTTTTGGTATACACATCCCCGATCCAACAAATCAATGTTTAGTGTTTGATGGCGAATCCAAAGTTTGGAACACTGGTGAGTTTCGAACATTTAATGGTGAGTTCACACAGCACTACATGAAGAATCTTGGAAGTGACTGGCGTATCACTGGTGTCATGGAAATCGAGAAAGAGCACTACGTTCTATAACCCTACACTTTGTAGGGGTTTAAATAATCCTTTACTTTAATTATGATTGAGAGTATAATAGTCTTATGATAGATAAAATGTTTGCACCTACTTTTGAATGGATTCGTAATGATTGGAAATCTAACAAACCTCGTTTCATCGTTGAACTTCTTGCTTGGGCTATTAGTATTGGGTGCAGTATCACTATGGCTGTTACTGTTCCCTCTCCGCCACTACTTGCTTTATATCCTGTCTGGATTACTGGTTGCGCTATGTATGCTTGGGCTAGTTATACTCGGAAATCGTTTGGCATGTTGGCTAACTACATCTTGCTAACTGCTATCGATACGTTTGGTTTGATCCGTATGATTATGTAAGGAAGTAATATGAGTGTTGTTCGTTTCATTGAAAATGTGAGTAAGTCCGATGTGGCATCTGGTATGCATATGGACGCAGGAACAAACTCTATGCTCATTCGCATTCAAGATCCCGCAACCTTTTTTGGTTGCGTCAAATATCCCTTCAAAGAAGTTTATCAATTTGAATTTTTAGATGCTGAAGACAACGATCCCTATGAGGATGAATGTAAAATTTCCGATGAGCAAGCTGATCAGCTTGTGAAACTTCTGCGTCGCGCACTTGATAAGCACATGAATGTAGTTGTTCAATGTCATGCTGGTATTTGTCGCAGTGGTGCCGTTGTCGAAGTTGCTGAGATGATGGGCTTTACTCCCACCGATCGCTATCGTCAACCCAACCTACGTGTTAAACATAAGATGATGAAAGTTTTAGAATGGACATATGACTTAGATTCATGTCGTCCTTCCCACCCCGAGTATGGAGATTTAAAATGAAAGTAGCACTTTGTTCTGATGTGCATTTAGAGTTTGGTCAATTGGTATTGGAGAATACAGAAAATGCGCACGTCCTTATTTTGTCTGGTGATATTTGTGTGGCTCGCGACCTCATGCTTCCCGACCCCCATAATATTGTGGACTTTGGAAAGTCTAAGCGGTATCATGAGTTTTTCAGCAACTGTGCTAGTAACTTTCCTCACGTGGTTTATATTGTTGGTAACCACGAGCACTATCATGGTGATTTTGCTGATACGATTCCTCACCTCAGGAAATGTCTTGGACACCTTACGAACCTTCACATCCTCGATAAAGAAACAGTTAAGATTGACGACATAACATTTATCGGTGGTACATTGTGGACTGACATGAATAAGGAAGATCCATTGACACTTCATGGAATTCGTAGAATGATGAACGACTTCCGTTGTGTTGAAAACAGTAATCGTGTTGTTAACTTTAAATCGTACGATGATCCTGAGAATCCAGATCACCCAACATTCAGAACTCGAGCAGCAGTATTCTGTCCAGAAGATGCTGTTGAAGATCACAAGAAAATGTTAGACTACATTAAAACTGTTGTTGAGGGTAAACATGATGATAAGTTTGTTGTGGTTGGACACCACACTCCGAGTCACAAGAGTTGTCATCCAAAATATAGCGATGATCAAATAATGAATGGTGGATATCATAGCGATCTAAGTGAGTTTATTATGGATCGCCCACAGATTAAACTATGGACACATGGTCATACGCATGAGTTGTTTGATTATATGATTGGCGATACACGTGTTGTTTGTAATCCAAGAGGATATATAAACTACGAAAAACTTGCAGACACTTTCCTTTTAAAGTACATCGAGGTATAATATATCTATGAGTGAATATATTCCAGACAAATGGGTAGTCGTCAAGATTACCGCAAAACATACCTCACCAATCCATAAAGTTTTCGCTTGCTGGTATGGTGGGTGGGCTGGTTCAGATTCATGGAAACTGAACAGTGGCATCACGAGAGCGTATGAAGAAGGGCAGTGCTTTATGTTTGATGGGAGCAGTGGTTCAACCTATGCTTGCCATAAAGCATCTTATGGCACGAACATGTATGGTGATGGAGTTCTCTCTAATATGATTACTAATGCTGCATCAGCTGGTATAATTATTGAGATTCTTCCTGAAGAAACAAATTGGTTGGAGATAAATTATGAGTAAAAATAGTTGGTTACTTGAAGTCGAGCAAGCTGAAGATGGTGAATACTTTATTCAACTCACTGATGAGATGCTAGAAAAATCTGGCTTCGCCATCGGTGATGAACTTGATTGGTTAGATAACAAAGATGGAAGTTTTACACTTATGAAAAAAGAAAAACCTAAGACTGTGTTGGTTATGGTAGATGCGCTACAAACATATCGTATGCGTTATCTTGTTGAAGTCCCAGCTTCTAATCCTGAGTGGGCATTAGACACTGTTACAATGAATGAAGCGAAAGAGTTTTCGCAAGAACCATTACCCGAACTAATTTGCAGTCATCGTGTAGTGACTAGAGAAGAAGCGTTGGCTATGTGTGATGTAGATAATCACTACGCTAAGAGTTGGACAGACGAAAAAAAGATGGAGGTGTTTTGCACTCCCGATGGTTATAAAGCGCAGGAAGATCCTCACCACCACTTATATGGAAAATAACATATGAAAATTTATACAAGCAATTATCGCTATCACTGGATTTCTCCATACACAATTATGGAGAAAGTTCTCTTTTGGAAAAAATGGACTGATCCAGAATTTGACTTATACGATGACAAGAACGACAAGTATACTGACTGGTTAGTTAAACCTATGCAGGTAGTGATGAAAGTTCTTGACTTTATTCACCCAAAAATCACTTATGTGAAAATTGATAGATGGGATACATGGAATATGGACAGCACATTGGCATTGATTATTTTGCCTATGCTTAAACAACTACATGCTGAGAAACATGGTGCGCCATGCGTAGATGATGAAGATGTTCCTGAAGAATTAAAATCTACATCAGCACCCGCAAAAGAAAATGATTGGGATACTGACGACAATCACTTTAAGCGTTGGGACTGGGTGATGGAAGAATTAATCTGGACGTTTGAGCAACTACATCCCGACAATGATTGGATGGAACAATACTGTTCTGGTGAACATGATACCGTATGGGAAAAGACTGAAGATAATCCAGAACTGTATGAAATGAAAGATGGACCGAAGCACACTTTCAAAATGGATCATGATGCGATTAAACTGCATGATGAACGTATTGCTAGAGGACTTAAACTATTCGGTAAATATTACAGAGGACTATGGGATTAATATGAGCAAAGTATTTACAGATGTTGCAGTCTTTTTAAAAGCGTGTGGTCAAAACTATCCAAATAGACCAGATCCTAAAGTTTCTGATCTTGCCGAGTTATATAAGAAACTCATCAAAGAAGAAGTCGATGAGTTCTGGGAAGCGGAAGCAGCAAGCGATGACGCAGAACAATTAGATGCTTGCTTCGATATGATATGGGTTATTGTTGGTTACATGCATGCACGTGGATGGAATCCTAGTCTTGCTTGGGACGAGGGTGCTAAATCTAATTTGTCAAAGATTGATAATAAAACAGGGCAGGTTATCCGTAGAGAAGATGGTAAGATCCTTAAACCAGAAGGCTGGCAACCACCAGACTTCACCAAATTTGTGAGGTAATCATGATTGATTGTATGATTGTTGGAGATAGCATCGCAGTGGGAACATCATACGCAAGACCTGAATGTGTTTCCTATGCCAAGGGTGGATGGAATAGTTGGCAGTGGAATAAAGACTACTTGGCAAAAGCATCAGAGAAGCCAGCAAAGACTCTAATCATTTCGCTTGGTGCCAATGACCATAAGGGTGTAAAGACTGAAGCTGAACTTCGCAAGATGAGATCTACTGTTAAAGCAGATCGAGTGTTTTGGATTAGTCTCGGTAAAGATAGAAAACAAGAACAGATGGCAGTGATCACAAAGATTGCTGCTGAATATGGTGATGTAATTATCCCAAGACCTGAAGCGAATATGAGTCCCGATAAGATTCATCCTACTGGTAAGGGATATAAGATTATAGGTGAAGCAACAAAATGATTACGATTTATTTGGACATGGATGGGGTTGTCTGCAACTTCATGGAAAAGTTTGAAGTGTTCAAACCAGCTGCTGTAAAATACGACAAAGCCATTTTTGCTAAAGCAGTTATGGATGGTAAGATCTTTGAAGATCTAAACTGGATGCCAAACGGCAAACGATTGATTGACCATGTTCGTACTATTCGTGGTGTTAAAGTTGAGATGCTAACATCAGTGGGAACGCAACGCACAGAACAAGGTGCTGAGGCAGCACGGCAGAAAACTGTTTGGCTAAAGCGTCATGGTATTGACTATCACCCAAACTTCGTAAAGATGTTTAGTGAGAAAAAGAAATACGCTAACCCAATGTCTATTCTTATTGACGATAGACCTGATTGCGCATTACCTTTTACTGAAGCTGGTGGACACGGCATCCTTCACGAAGATACACATATGAATAAAACTCTTGCGACATTAGATAGTATTGTTTTGCAGTTGAAAGCAATTAATGCAGCAAAGATTTAGAATGTGGTTAATATGGGCAAGAGCCACGGGACATCTGATGGGTCACAGTGATGATGACAAACCAGATGTTCCAATTTTAACTTTGCAAGAAGCAAAGATAGCATTGCTATTAAAGACGTTTTGGGTTATAATTCATGTAGTGACTTGTATTTTTATTATTGCAAATGTTATACATAATTGGTGAAGACTATGAATATTTTTTATCTTGATAATGAACCAAAGACTTGTGCTCAAATGCACCTAGACAAACACGTTGTGAAAATGATTCTTGAATATGCACAGTTGCTATCAACTGCACATAGAATCCTTGATGGTACACAATATGAAGCATTGACAAATGCTGGTCGTAAAATTCAAAGATGGAAATTAGATGACCATAATCTAGAAACACTTCTGTTTAAAGCATCGCACGTAAACCACCCATCAGGTATTTGGTGTCGTGCCAATGTTCAAAACTATATGTGGCTTGCTGAGTTGCTTGAAGAGACCTGTGTAGAATATACCTTCAGATATGGTAAAGTCCACAGCGTAGAACAATCAGGATTAATGCAAGCACTGAAGAATAATTTTCCAAAAAATTTACCAATTGGTCCATTCACTGAACCAACACCTGCTATGCCTGTTGATTGCAAAATCCCAGGTGATTCTCTCGCATCTTACCATAAATACTACTTAGAAAAGAAAAGATTATTTGCTAAGTGGACTAATCGACCAATGCCATTATGGTTCGCAGATGGACTAAATAAAATAGATGAGTCTTGTTACATCGTAAATGATGTCAAGAGAAATCGTTTCATATCAATGTCAACTGAATTAATGTAAGGAGAAATATTTGCCAACGTATAGTTTCAAAGATAAAACAACTGGTGATGTGTTCGATAAGTTTATGAGCATGAGCGAACGTGAAACTTATCTAAAAGATAATCCTAACATTGAAACTGTTTTAACATCTGCAGCTATTTGTGATCCGATAAGATTGGGTGGTCTAAAA